AAGACCATCTGGCGACGCTGCAAACCCGTGTATGCGCGGATGATCGACGATAGCGACTTGCTCTACCCAGATCGCCGTTTTAATCTCATACGCAGCCCTTGCAAGCGGTTCGTTAGCCGTTCCCCACTCCATATAAGCGTTCGTAAAAGACTCGATTGGTAAGCCTGTCAGACGCTCTGTAATGATGTCTGCGATGTAGTCGGCTCGAGTTGCCGTTCCTTTTTTTGCTCGGGCAGCGGAGACACGGGAAGCTGTCACTTTCCCGAGCCGAGCAAGTTTCCATTCCTCGGTTCCCTGCTCCATCAGAACGGTACCTCTTCATCGTTGTCGACCTCGGCCTTGGGTCTGCCGCTCAACATTTGCATCTGGTCGGCAACGATCTCAGTGGTGTACTTATCGTTACCGTTTTTGTCTGTCCACTTTCGTGTTTCGATACGACCTTCGACGTAAACCTGGGAGCCCTTCTTTACGTACTTATCGACAATCTCGCCTAGCTTTCCCCAGAAAACAATGCGATGCCATTCTGTTTTTTCCTGGCGGCTACCGTCTTGTTGCTTCCAAGAATGTTTGGTTGCTAGCGTCAAGGTACAAACAGCAACCCCTGCATCCGTGTATTTGATCTCTGGATCTTTGCCAGCGTTACCAATCACTATCGCTTTATTTACCGAACCCATACTTTTCCTCTTTCAAATAAAAACCCGATTGTTTTGCGATGTGCTTGTTCCCACATCGCTTCTTTTTCCTGCTTATTCATACGATGCCCTTGGTCTATAGCCATGTGACAGCGATAACACAGGGCGGCAATCCTGTAGTCATGAGCCTTTATCCCTTTCCCTTTCCCGTCGCGTAGCTGGTTGCTGTGCGCGGCCACGACCGTTCCATCTTCAGTACCGCACAACACACACTCAAACTCACGAACGGTTTCCAATAGTTTCTGGTTTCTATACATCATTAGGTGTTCCTAATCTCTGCTCTGGCGTTTGCTTGCTCTGAGCGCCAAATTTCTACGCGAGCCTGGGCAGCAATTAAACCCCAGCGAAATGTTTCTTCGTTTCTCACGGCTTCTTGCAATCCTTTTATATGTATTTGATAGCTACTATCTGCGTAAGCCATTGCTTCAGCTTGGGACATGGACTTCGCTTTTTCGTCTTTGATAAAACCTATAGATAAAGATGCGATCAAACTTTTAGTGTAATTTTCAAGATAAATTCTTTGAGACTTGGAATCAGCATATTTTTTGCCGTGCGTGTAAATATAATCAACAGCATCAGAAATGGTTTTATTGTTATTCATACTATCAACCATTTCCACGTAAGATTATTTGCTATTCCGTAACCTGTTGCACAAGGCAGATTGTTTTTTATTGATGCTTGCCTAACGTTCAAACCGTTTTTAATGTCTTTTTTGAAAGACAAAATTGTATTTACTGAGTGTTTGTTAGTTCCGCATCGTTCGCCTCGAATATGGGTTCCATGAGCAACAACATCTTTCATGTTGCCTGCTCTTGTATCCGATCTTAAATTTTCAATGATATTGTTAGTTCTGCATCCATCGTTATGGCAAATATCAAGACCTTTTTGCTCGCCAAAAAACGATTCATACATCAAACGGTGAACTAAAAAATATTTTTTTTGGTTTGGTCTGCATAACGCAACCATCATGTACCCGTTTTTTGTTTTATACGGTTTTAATGGTCTTAAATAATTTTTGTTAGTTGTTTTGACAACTCTTCTAACATTTCCAAGGGATGAGACTTGATATTCAGGCCACCTGATGGCAGCTACCCAAATTTCCATGTTGAACCTCACATGATGCGAACCTGAAGAAATGTGGCAGGCAGTGGTTCAGTCTGCTTTTCCCCCGCTAAAGGTAGCCACTGAAAAATTATACATAGATTTGTGATGTCATCATGCACATAAAATCAACCGCAGCATGTGGGTCTCTCATTACTTAATTCCCAGTGCGGTTTTACGTTGATCCTTGGCCGCAACAATTGCTTTTTGTAATTCAGGCTGGCCCTTAAATTCTGTGTGTAACGCTTCGTAGACTTCCCTCAGCGTTTCTTTTGTGGCTCCGGCAATCTGCATAAGTTTGTCGGTAAATTCTGGCGTATGTGCTTTCACTTCGTGCGTGGTTGCGTCAGCGTCATTATCGCCTTCTGTCGGAATACAAAACGCTTGGAAGGCCGCGTACTTGTAAGCTGCGCTCATAGCTTTATTAGTTGCTTTGTCGCCGCTATCCATCGCTTCACCAAAAGTCTTAACTGTGTGCTTGGTTCCGTCATGAGATGAGACAAAATCAAACTCAACCTCGACCACGACATAGAACAGCGACGATCCGGTTTTTCCCATGCGCTCGCTAACTTCACGGCTAATAACGCGAGGTAGGATTACCAAACCGTGTTTACTGATGATGGGAGCAAGCGCGTTGTAGACATCATCTATCCCGCGAAACCCGTATCCCTGCTGAGTATTTCTGCGATCTTTAGCGATACCTTGCTGACAAAGGTCATGCGACACTTTGGCGATTAAGTTGTAGACGTTCATAGTCACCTCACGAACAGGAACAGCAGGAACCCGTAAAACATCCCTAACGCTACGAAAGCTATCCATTCTATTTTCCTCATGTAAAACTCCGTTAAGTAAGAAACTTGACTATAGAACAGGTATCTTAGACTTATGCACACGGGCAGACGAAAGGCAGCAACCAGCAGATGAGCGGTAAATCACCAACACAACGATCACTAGAAAAGCTCAGGTCTGAAGGCTATCTCTGCCAGATTGTCGAGCGCTGGAACCCTCACGCAAAGATCAGGCAAGACCTATTCGGCATAGGCGACATACTGGCTATAAAGGCCGGTGAGACGCTACTGGTACAGACCACAAGCCGGGGTAACGTTGCTGCCAGGGTAACCAAGATACAAGAATCCGAGCATCTGTCTACGATCCTGGCGGCAGGCTGGAAGATCACCGTTCACGGATGGGGAAAGCTAAAGGCGGGATGGACTTGCAAGATTGTGGATTTCTAATCTAAGATGCTAGAGTAGTAACGGCAAGGGATACCCCGACGGGGGGAAAAGCGGTCTCATCACCCGCCTGCCCTTTGCACCATCAGTGATGACAACCTTTGATGAGAGGTAAGCATTATGAAACGACCGTCGTTTCAGTTCTATCCCGCAGATTGGCTTCGAGATACAGGGCTTCGATCTTGCTCCACTGGAGCCCGAGGGCTTTGGATTGACATGATCTGCTTCATGCACGAAGGTAATCCTTATGGTCACCTTAAGGTTGGGGATAAGGTTATCCTTCCAGAAAACCTTTCCCGTATGGTTGGTGAGTCGCTAGAGGTTGTAAACGTTTGGCTTAATGAATTGAAGGTTGCTGGCGTGTACGACGTTGCGGAAGATGGTTCTATATGCTCTCGCCGCATGATTAGAGACGAAAATCTTAGAGAAATCAGGGCTTTAGGCGGAAAGAAAGGTGGTAATCCAGCTCTTATTTCCAAGTCTAAGGTTAACCTTGAGGATAACCACGAGGTTGTCAAAGAGGTTAAACAAAAACCAACCCCTTCATCTTCTTCTTCATCTTCATCTTTTAATAAGATTAAAAACATTATTGTCGAGAAGCCAGAGGGTGTTTCTGATGTTCTTTGGATGTCTTACAAAGAACTGCGAAAGCAAAAAAGAGCTCCGCTTACAGCCGCAGCATTTGAAGGCCTAAAAAGAGAGGCTAAGTCAGCCGGCATGACTATCGCCGAAGTCTTTCAGATTTCATGCGAAAGGGGATGGGCCGGATTCAAGGCTGAGTGGATAACTGACGACATAAGAAAAGACAATCACTACAAGAATGCTATTGATGTCATCTTCGGCAATAAGCGAGAGATCGACATTACGCCCCATCAAGATCTGCTGGAGGGCTAATGGATATTCAAGTGATTGAGATCATCTTTAAGAAGATGGCGCTTACCTATGGCAAGGCTTTTGTAGATCAGTACAGAGACGTACAGATGCAGGAAGTCATGCAAAACTGGGCTAAAGAGCTGGCCGGATTTAGGCCGCATGAGATCGCTTACGGTCTTGAATGCTTGCCAGACAGACCGCCGAATGTCATACAGTTTCGCGCCGTCTGTCGGATGGCGCCGCCGCCTATCGTGAAAATGCTTGCTGCCCCGATTGATAAAGAGCGAGGATTGCAAGAGATTAGCAAACTTAAATCACTGATGAGGCGATCATGAAAGACGAGAAAGTAGATCAAACCATTAAAAAAGCAGTCAAGGCTGGCAAATGGCCGTTTCCTGCGTTTGTTGGTAACAAATGGGTCAAGCCCAAAAAGATTAAAGCTAAGCCTATTCCTTTTGAACCAGCGCCGTTTTGAGGTAACCATGAAAGAACACAAGAAACTAGTTTTTGAACTTGCAAAGCCTGGGCAAGACATTGTTGACGAGCTCACGCCTATGCAAGCATTTGCTTTGCATATGGCAATAGGAGTGTCTGGCGAAGCTGGTGAGCTGCTAGATACGATCAAAAAGTTTGCGATTTACCAAAAGCCTCTGGATTTCACGAATCTTGTGGAAGAGCTAGGCGACATAGAGTTTTACCTTGAAGGCATCAGGCAGGCATTTAGCTTGGATCGTGAAGATATTTTGAAAGCGAACATAGAAAAGCTGAGGAAGCGTTACGGCGAAAAGTATACGAACGAAGCGGCGCAGCGCAGAGCGGATAAATGCCCACCGTGTAATGACGTTTGTGAGCAAGGAAGACTATGCCCGGCGAGGAAATCATGAGTGATTCGTATGATGATTACGAGGCAAAAATTCAACTTGCAGAACAAGCATGGGAAAAACGTGTCGTGAAAACTGAACACGACCGTGCCGTCGAGTTAGGGAAAGCGTATGAGCGTGGCTGGAATGCAGCATTAGCGCAACAAGAGCCGGTGGCGTGGATTACCGATGGGGGCAAGGGGGAACTTTGGTGGTATCAATCATCAAAATTTGACGAAGAAGGCAACCTGATCGGCCCCAATCCAGATGACATACCACTCTACACCGCACCACCAAAGAAACAATGGGTTGGGCTGACTCCGTATGAAATACAAGAGATCCATTCAGGAAATCAGCACTGGGGTAATTTTGCTTGCGCCATCGAATCTAGGTTAAAGGACAAAAACGCATGAACCAGCAAGAAGTGTTAAGGCTTGCAAAGACGATGGGCGTGATGATCTCTGGAAAGCCTGAGTTTGAGCAATCGGTTGCAAGGTTTGGCAAGCGAATCATCAAGCGTTTTAGGCCACTGACCAAAACACAGAAGATTTATTTAGACGCGCTTGCTGAGCCTAAGTCACTGCAAAACCTAGCCGATCAGTTTGGATGTACGACGCAGAACGCGCTAAAGATGATCAGGGCGCTAGAGGCTCGAAAGCTGATCTCGAAAGAGAAACTATTTAAACAACACGTTGGCGCGTGGTCTTACTACTACCAAAGAAAATCATGAGCGGCGATCACAATCTTTACGACTCTATAAAGTGGAAATCCACGCAAACCGACAAGCAAACCAAGATCTTGAACTACCTTAAGAAACGCAAGACACCGGCGACGCTAAAACAGGTTTGCTTACAGGTCAAAATGGAAAAGAGGCCATGCGATCAAGCCCTAAGACAGCTTGTAAACAAAGGATTCCTGAAAACATGGCTGTCAATGGATACGTTTGTGAAAGAGCGCGTGTACGAGTTTGCAACCGATAAAGTGGCAGAAAAACCCGTGGTTAAACAAAAGCCAAAGTTTCACAAAAGCAGAGTCACCGTAGAAGCAAAGTTTTATAACAACCCGTTTAACATAGGACAATGACATGAAAATAGAAGCAAAGATGCAGGAACATGACTGGGTAAACGTCTATTACGCGCACGAAATTATGATCGTTCCGCACTACAGCAAGAAAAAAACGTTCGTGCTTCCAGGCGGGCGTGAAGTTAAAGAGCAGACGCTGATCGACAAGGGCTACAAGCCAGCAGTGTCTTACCTATGGCCGAGGCCGGCGTGAAAACCTACATAGCTGGCGAATCCAATTGGCGAACACCAGACGATGAAACGCCGCCACGAGGGGTAAAGATGCTTTTACTCAACGCTGGTGGTGTGTGCGTGATCGGAACGTGGACAGACTGGGCTGTGGCATGGGCTCCGCTGCCGAAGATCCCTGAGCACATAAAACAAATGCTTATGGCAAAACACTTGAAAGGAATGCCATGATTTCAGAGATAAGACAAGACGAGGTAATTAGGATGGCAAAGATTGCGAAGCTACCTACTTACTTTAGGACAGGTGAACTGGTAAATCTAAAAGAGCTAGAGGATTTCGCTGAGCTTGTGAGGTTTAACGTGGGCGAGGCGAGGCTTAATCACTGTATTGAGCTTTTAGAAAAACGTGGTCACAAAGATGCAGCAGACTTACTAAGGGGCGAAGGATGATTCCATTTACTTTTCCAACGGCAAGACGCACAGACCCGCTTACTTCACACATGGCGGCAATCGAAGCAAGGTTTAAGGCAAACAATCACAGGCGTACCGCCCTACTTGCCCTACTTGAACACGGCAACCTTACCGACTATGAGCTTGCAGATAAAACCGGCTTACAGCAGAACAGCATAGGCAAGCGTAGGAAAGACTGCCAGGATGCGGGATTAGTAACTCACTACCGAGATGACGACGGAAACAAGGTAAAGCGACCCGCCCCATCTGGAAGCAACGCTTATGTGTGGATGCTTACTGATCGCGGCGAAGAGCTGGCTAATCAAATCAAGAGGGAACTATGAACATCAACGACATGGCAAGGCAAGCATTCCTAAACTCGCTGACAGAAAACCTTAGCGACTTTGACAAACTCATGCTCCAGATTGATGAGATATGCGAGATGGCCGAGGATTTATCCCTAAGAGCTAAGCAATTAGCAGACGAAGCAGAAGAACAGCTTAGGAGGTTCAAAGGTGAGTGAATGGGAATCTGTGAAAGGTATCGTGGAGCCGTGGAGAAGGCTTACAGTCGAAGAAATGAAGGCTGTGGGTAGAAACCTGCTCACAAAGCAAAACGAGGCTGAAATGCTCATATTCGCCACGAGAATCGAGGCGTACATCATGGCATTGAATTCGTCAAGAAGTGGGAGTAAACTCAAAAAGTGACTCCTTCCCCTGGTTGCCCTCTCCGCGAGGGCTTTTTTTGGAGCGCTTATGTCCATAAGGCTTAAATTCAAAGAAGAGCCGGTAACCACTGGCGCTTTCATCATGTGCCTGCTTCACGGAGTCACCAACGCACACATTCTCCATTTACAAAGCCAAAGCTAT